CCTGAGTTATTGATAAGCCAAGAGTAATTGTATCCATTAATCTTTATACCAGAGTTTGATAAGTTTAATGCGTGTTGTAGTGCAAATGCTTCAGCAGTTATTGTTTGTGTTGCTGTTGCTGTCGTGTAGCCAAAGATTAATGTGTTTGTTCCTGCATTGAATGCTGGTCCATTACCACCACCACTAAATCCACCATTTTGCCCAGCAACTGAGCCAGTCCATGCACCGACTGTTGGTGTTAGTATGTTTTCAGATGTTATTGGAGTTTGTGCTTTAGCTCTTGGTGTAAATGCAACCAAGCCAACAACCAAAAACATTAATACCCAGAATCTCATTTAGTCTTTACTCTTGACTTTTTGTGGGACTCTGTCTGGGTTTGCATCCCAAATTGCTTTGGCTTGTTCACCAATTTTACCATCTATCGGACATGGTGTTCCAGCATTCATCATTGCTGTAAATACTCTTTCGTCTTGACACATGATAGCAACTGCTGCTACTTTCATGCCCATGTCATATGTGGAACGAGCTAGTTTTAATCTTTCGCAATTCTTATCAGTCATCGTGGCACCGAAAGAGATACCAAGAATTTGAGTTTGAGTTGCACCAGATACAGCCACTGCGCAAACATCACTATTAATAATCGTGATGGCTGGAGCCACTGCTGTTGGTGGAGGGGATTTTACTGTTGTTGTGCTATTTGAAGTGGAATCTGTAGTGCTTCTACTAGTCGAATCAGTCACGATGGGATCAGCAGCCATCGCAGGGGACAAAACCATGACAAAAAGCACCGCTATAGCGATCTTTTTAGTCATTTTAAAAACCTTTTTTTGTTAGTTATGACAGCATCGCTGTCTACTGTTATTTAGGATTCTTAGGTTTATCTTGCAGTTCTTCAACCTCTTTTTCTATGGTTTTAATACCAAGAAGAGTTTCTTGAACTTTTTTGAGGAATGATTGTGTTTTTGGTGCTTTTAGTTCTTCTTCGAGAACTGGAGTAATTCTTCTACCAGCAGAGTCATATTCAATCTTTTTAACTCGATCGTATAACTCTGGTTCCCAATCTTTAGATAGTTCATCTACTTTGATCTCTGGTATTTCTTCTTCTGTGTTTGAAGATGCTTTTATACTGGACGTTTCTTCTACGACCACTTCGTCTTTTAAATCGATGTGTTTCTCTTCTGGAAACTCTTCAACAGGTTCTTTTTTAAAGAACGATGTCCAGTCTTTTTCAACTAATGCTGGAACTTCGTTCTTATCTTTTCTTAATTGCCAATTTGCAGCAACTAACATAAGAACAGCAAGTGGATCAAATACAAGCACAATCATGATAATAACCCAGCGTACTGCTTTTTCAAGTAGGTCTGTATCTGGATTATCATCATAGATTAATGCAGCGATGTATTTAATTGGTCCTACTTCTGCTTCGACTTTACGGACTTCGGCTGCGATTGGCGCACGTTCTTCTTGGTACTTGGCGATTTTGGTTTGGGCTGTTCCAATTTCGGAGAGGAGGGCACTTCGTTCTTTTTGCTGTCCTCTACGGATGGCGATGGAACGCTCTGCACCTCTGGCGTCTTCTGTTCTTGCGATGGTTTGATCAACTTGCTGATCCAATTGAGTAATTGCTTTACGTGCTGCATTTATGTTCTCCTTTTCTGTTTTAATTTTCTCATCAATTAATGCTAACTTAGCCTGAACATCTCCTGTAGGAATTGCTTGGTCAAGATGTGCTTTTGATAAGAAACCGAAGATGCCCATCGAAGTCAGTAACATTAAAACAATAAGGGCAACTGTGAAATATGACTTCATCAGTCTTGGTATTTCTCTCCAAGAACGATAAAGCCACGATGCTACCACGAGTTTTGCTGCTTCCAGCAATGTTCCCATGATGGCAATTGGGACTACTGCTGCAGCAAAGATGGCAATTAACCCAGCAACTGCATAATATGCAGCTACTGCGGATAGTGACAACGCTACAGCAAATAGTAAATATGTCATAGTTTGTTTAGAATATGAGAACCATGAATACGACACATAATGTTATTATTGTAGTATTCGGTGCTTTCTAGTACCTTTCTCGCAAACTGTTCTCGTGATTCAATGTAAGAACATTCTGCTTTAGATTTACAAAAATACAAAATCTCTCGAGTGAAGTTTTCCTTCCCAAAAGATTCTACATCTTTATTTAGTTCTATAGACGAACCGTAATATTCTAGCCAGTCCGAGTCTATTTTAGAACGAACACGTTTTTTCCTTTTCGTGCCGTCTTTTTTCTTGATAGTTTTGTATGTGGTTTTAGAGAATTTTGCTAATTTCTTTCCGACATACTTGCGATTGTTCGTCAGATTGGTAATCAAATATACAAACCCAACACAATCATCTGGTAATTCTGAAATTTCTTTTTGTTGATATGACCAATTCATTCTTCTTCATCGAAGTCATCCTCTTCTTCATAAATGTCTGCTGAACACACTGGACAATATACACATTCTTCCGCTGTGTGATCTTCACCTTTGAGAATAATCTTACCTCTCGCTCCACATTCATTACACTCAAAGTATTTAGTTGCCATCTTTTCGTTCCCACGCTAAATTAAATTTATTCAGTACTTTAAACCACATCCAACCGATATCAAACTCTAGCCATTTTCTGCTTAACTTTGGATTCGCTGGATCTCCATGATGATTGTTGTGTAGTTCTTCACCACCAATTACAATACCCCATGGAAGTATGTTTGTTGATTTGTCTCTGCTATCATAATTTCTATAACCATAGTAATGTCCCATTCCATTTATAACTCCTGCTGCCCAGAATGGAATCCAAATCATCTGGACACCCCAGAACCAAATTCCCCACCAACCAAATAATAACAAACTGATAGCTAACATAATTACGATGCCAGCATATGGAAATTTAGAATAAACATTTCTTTCCATCCAGTCATCTGGTGTGCCAACACCATACTTAGCAATCATTTCTCTGTCTCTTGCAGCAATAATATAGTAGTAAACTCCACTAAACAGAACACTCCATATACCTTCATTATGTGGACTATGAGGATCACCTTCTTTATCAGAATTCTGATGATGTTTGCGATGAATGGCTACCCATTCTTTGGTGACCATACCAGTTGTAAGCCACAACCAGAATCGCATAAAGTGTGAGGTATAAGGATGAAACTCTATACCTCTATGAGTCTGTCCTCTGTGTAAAAACAATGTTACGCATACAATTGTAATATGCGTCATAATCAAAAGGTAGATTAGTTCAATCATCTTTTCTTTCGTACATGACTGTGTTTGTATCACCAAGTGCCCACTTAGCATCAGATTCTACAGACCAGCGTTTGGTTGCTACCTTAAAGTCAGGTAGTTTTAATTCCCTTGGATTAGACGAAGGCTCAAGGATAATAAGACGATTGTTTGGCTGAGCAGCGAACTGCCCATTATCACACATAATAAAATTATAAGATTTGTGATCTTCGATATCTTCAGCAAATCCAGTATCAAGAATATTAAAGTCAGGATGAGCAGAATCCACAGTGAATAGATAAGTGCCATACATCCAACCTCCATCTTTTAGTTTAAATTTACAACGCATTGATTGGAGTTGTGCTTTCTTTATCAAAGTGATATCATAAGACAAACAATCCCAAAGTTGTAAATAATCTAATGGAAGTGGCTCTCCCTCAATAGGTTTCCAGCAATATGCATGTAATGGTAGTTTATCGTACAACGCACCATATTCATTAAGATAAGACTCTATACGAAACGCTTGTCCTCTTAATGACTTAATACTTATCCACCAGCATCTCTCTAGTTCTCCAAATCCTTTTTCAAAATCATAAAGGAATTCTTTACGAACAAAACATTTTACTGGTGGTAAGTTAGCTACTATGTGTGCCATTTTCTACATTCAGCTTGAATTTGTGAATTTACTGCTTTGAGTCTTCTGTTCCATGAATATTCAGCATCTCTACATTCTTTTTCAGTTTTGTATTTTTCATGCTGTGTATAATTTTCTGGGAATGATACCCAAAATACTAAAATCCATGCTGTCATGTTTCCACCAATTTATCGACAAAGTTTAGTAACAGTTCGTTATGTCTACCACCATGCCAATGTTTCGGCATCCATTTATAGTAATCATACCAAACCTTTTCTGATTCTAAATGACAACCTATTAACCCAATGTTCCCTTGTATAATCGCCATAGGATCGGAATTGCTATAGCGAGCCACAACGTCCACATCACCGCCAACCATACAAGCACCATCATAGAAATACATCCTTTCTAATTGACCTTGCCATTCGACTGTTAAACCTTTAGCGTGTGGACGTTTTGTATCTGTGTTTGGTCTTTTAATATATTGCTCAACCCTTGTGGTCTTAAGAATATCAAAGTAGTCACGATCAGCCCAATAAGCACCCATGCATATACCGAGATATGCTTTTCCGTTAGCAACATGATTACGTATGATGTTAACATGCCTATCAAGAATAACATCAAATCTATCAGAATCACCTATACCTCCAGGAAAACAAATTAAATCTACATCATCAAAGAATGTATCTTCAACTTCGTGTTTTGTAAATATTTTAAATCTGTACTTAGACTGAAGAGATCTAACAATTCCGTTCACACTTTGCGCAGAGCAAACTGGATGCTGCACAAATATGGCAATGGTTTTCAATGGTAATCCTCAAGCAGCTTTACCCCATACGTCGTCCCATGAACCAGACAACGCACCCTTAGCATAGTCAGTAACTCGATTCTCAAAGAAGTTACCATGCACTGGTGCATTAATCATTTCCTCAACCCATGGAAGTGGATTCTTCTTACGCTTGAAGATACCTTTCATACCTAGACCAATCAAGCGACGATCTGCGATATAACGAATATACTCTTTAACATCTTCTGCTTTTAGATCACGCATGTCACCACTCTGGAATGCTAGATCAATAAACTTATCTTCGAGTTCAACCATCTTTTCAGCAATAGTGTAGATCTTACTCTTTAACTCATCACCCCAAATCTCTGGATTCTCTTTGATGTATTCTTTGAAGAGTTTCATCATTGACTCAGCGTGCATTGTCTCATCAACAATAGACCATGTAACGATCTGCCCCATACCTTTCATGATACCATGACGTGGAAAGTTCAATAACATGATGAACGAGGAGAACAATTGCATACCTTCTGTGAATGCAGAGAAGATTGCGATATGTGCTGCTGTGCTTTCGATTGTACCATTCTTCGAGGACTGCTCAATAACGTAATCGTGCTTATCTCTCATAGCCTGATACTCAAGAAACTGATTGTATGTAGACTCAGGTAATCCTAGAGTTTCAATCAGATGTGAGTATGCAGCAATGTGTAATGCTTCACGTGCAGCAAAACCAGAAAGCATCATACGAATTTCTGGTTGTGGAAAATGCGGAAGATAATTCTTTACGTATCCACCTGCCACATCAATGTCACCTTGTGTAAAGAAACGGAAGATGTTAGTTAGAAACTCTTTTTCTTCTTTACTTAATTTCTTCTTCCAATCTTTAACATCTTCTGCCATTGGTACTTCAGTATGCAGCCAATGTGCTTGTTC